TTGTCGAACAGGATCCACACGACTTTGATCCCGTGCTCGTGGCACTTCGCGACGAAGCGCAACAGGTCGGGACCGTTGAACGAGATCGTGACCGGCGACACCACGTCGATGCCCACGTGCGAGAACGCCACGCCATCGGCGATGCCCTCGAGCACGCCCACCTCGTTCCCGCACGTCTTCAGCACCGGCTCATTGAACAGGTGCTCGTTCGTGATCGACGGCGACACGTACGTGCGCGTCGCGGAGTGCACCGACAGCTTGTGATACTTCGGCGGCGCGACAGGCACGCGCCCTTCGACGGGGATCTTCGGCGTCCACGGTGTCGCGCGTCCGATCAGGTAGACCGGGCGACCGTGCTCGAGATACGGGAACGTGATCCTGCCGGCGAAGCGCGTCGTGAACTTGCCGTCGTCGTACCAGCCGAGGCCCGCCGACCGATACCGCAGCTTGTTCTTCGCGGCGTCGGCTGCGATCTCGGGCAGCAGCGGGTCGGGCATGAAGCCGATCCGGTAGGCGATCACGGTGTCGAGGTCGAACCCCCACTTCTGCTCGATCCACTCCAGCACGTCGGCACGTTCGAGCAGGTACGTCGCGGCGGCCAGCACGAACGTCTCGAGCCCGATCAGCGCCTCGTCCTGATCGCTGTCTCGTCCTTCGTTGAACGGCTCGCCGAACTGGTCGCACAGCCAGCGCAGCGCCTCGGTGCGTTCGTGTCCGCCGCCTTCGCCCTTCGTCGGTGCGCGTCCGTTCGTCTGCACGTACTCGACCAGGTGGAACAGGTCGCCGCGCATCCCCGCCGACTGGCACGCCTTGCAGTTCCAGCTCCCCGTGTGCAAGTTCACTTGCAGCGACTCGCCGCTGTCCGACTCGTGGCAGAGCGGGTTCAGGTACGCCTCGCTCCCGAGCTTCCTCGTGATCTCAAGGCCGAGCCGTTGGATCAGGTCGAGGGGGTCGAGGTGGCGGCGAAGACGGTCGTAGATTGTTGGGGAATCGGGTACACTCATAGGGCGATCGCGAGGCCCGCCAGTCCTGCGGTCGCCCATTCGTCCCCCGGCGGGCCAAGCCAGGGACACAAGGGCGCGCGCTGCACCAACAGCGCGCGCCCCCTTTGTATCCGCTGCGTCAGGCGGAACCTAGCGCGGGCTTCGCGACCCGTCGCGATTGCAGCTCGCGCCTAGTGGTTCAACGGAAGTCGAGCACAACCCCTTGTGGTCCGAGCCCCTTCGGCTCCCATCCGTGAACCAGGAACGCGCCGAACGTCTGCCTGTTCTCGCTCTTCCGCTCCTGCGCGAAGTGCGCCAGCCCTTGCGAGTCGCCGAGGATCATCAGCGACTCAGCTGCCCGGCTCGCGCCGGTGTAGAGCAGGTTCCGGTCGTGCATGATCCAGTGCGCGCTCGACGCAACCAGCAGCACGAACGGCCACTCGCTGCCCTGCGACTTGTGGATCGTCATCGCGTACGCCACCTCGACGCGGTTCCGCTTCGCCGCCGGCACGATCACTTCCTCGCCGTCCTCGGTGAACAGCTGCATCGCTCCCTTCGGGAATCCGAGCACGATCGCTTGCGTGCCGTTGAACAGCTTCAGCTCGTAGTCGTTCTTCGTCCAGATCACGCGGTCGCCGGCGAGCGGGCGCGGCGGCTTGTTCGGCTCGGTCGCCTCGGGCGGCGGGTTGCCGAGCAGTCGCTGCCGCAGCTTCTGCAGGTGCACGTTCAGCGCGTACGTGCCGAGCGGTCCCTTGCGCATCGGCGCGAGCACCTGCACGTCCCAGTCGAGGTCGAGCGAACGACCGAACGGCTGCAGCGGCTCGGGCGCGGTCACGACCATGTCGACGATCACCGCAGCCATCGCGGCGGTGCCGTCCTCGTGTCCGCGCTCGGTGCGGTGCAGCTGCCACGCGACCGAGCCCTTCGCCGGCGGGGGCACGACACCCGACAGGATCGCCGTCGTGTTCCGAGCGAGCTCGCCCGCCTGCCGCACGATCTCGGTCAGCACGTGGATCGCGTTCGGGTAGTGCGACCGCGCCGCCAACAGGTCGCGCAGGATCGCGCCGGCACCGACGGGCGGGATCTGATTGTGATCGCCGACCAGCAGCAGGCGGCACCCGTCGGGCAGCGCGTGCAGCAGGGAGCGCATCAGCTTGACGTCGCACATCGACACCTCGTCGACCACGACCAGGTGCAGGTCCACCGGGTTGCCGGCGTCGCGCAGGAACCTGAACTGCCCCGTGCGCTCGTCGAACTTCGGATCGAGCAGCCGGTGAATCGTCGAGGCCGGTCGGCCCGTCGCGTGCTTCAGCTTGCGCGCGGCCTTGCCGGTCGGGGCGCACAGGCCCACGCGCAGACCGTTCTCCTCGGCCACGTCGCAGATCGCGCGCATCGTGAACGTCTTACCCGTACCGCCGGCACCGGAGACCACCGCGCAGCCGTACGACAGCACCGCCGACAGGCACTCGCGCTGCCCGACGTTCAGGGGTTCGATCGCGTGCAGGGAGCGGGGGCCGGTAGGGTCGAGGGGTTCGAGGGGGGAGGCTAGGCGGCCCAGCAGGCGCTCGAACACGTCGAACTCGATCATCGCGATGCGAGCGTCGGCGACGATCTCGTTCCCCGTGGGGCTCACGTCGGTGTAGACCAGGCCGAGGCCGATCAGCTCGTCGAGCGCGGCCAGGATCAGATCCTCGGCCTCGAGCGTGTCGGGGCGCAGCTCGCCCGTCGCCGTGTCGATCAGGCCCTCGCGCGTCGTCCACGTGTCGCCGTTGCTCGCGATCTGGTCGAGGCAATACGCGACACCGGCCTGCATCCGCCGGCGGTCGGTGGTCTTCACGCCGATCTTCAGCGCGACCGCGTCGACCGTGCGGAAGCCGAACCGTGGGATCTTGTCGATCAGGCCGTACGGGTCATCGGCCACGAAGCCCGGCGCACCCTCGCCGATGTGGAACACGATCGTGTTCGCCTGCCCGTTCGTCCAGCCTTGCGCGACGAGCTGGCCCAGCGTGTCGTAGTGCTCGCGCTCCTCGTGCCACACCGTTGCAGCTGCGCGCACGATCTCGACGCTGCAGCCGGTGGCGGCGGCGATCGTGTCGGGATCTTCGCGCAGGCCGGTCGCCATGTCGCCGTCGCTCGAGCACGCGATCGCTGCGTCGACCATGCGACGCGCGCGCACCTTGCCGAGCCCTTTGAACTCGGGCCGCTTCGCGATCAGGTCGGCGAGTGCGCCGGGGCTCTCGTCCATCTTCACGATGCCCGACTTCACGGTGAACTGTCGACCCCACTTCGGGTCGTCGGTCCAGAAGCCGGTCAGCTCCAGGTTCTCGCCGCGCCTCGCGAGCACTTCGCCCTTGAACGTGTGCTCTTCGCCGTCGACTTCAATCGTGCCAATCGTGAACCCGCTATCGGGATTCTGGAAGCGCGTACGGACGCACCTCCCCTTCAGGGTCTCGGTCATGCTTGCCTCTCCTGCCGGTACACTTTGCCCAAGGGGGCGACCGACGCGGTGGGGGTTTCGGGGACTTGGGATTTCGCCCAAGCGTACCACAGTGTCGCTAGTCGTGTCGCGACAGCTTGCTGCCGGCCATCTTCAGGAACGCGCCGGCGAGGATCTGCGACTCGGCACGCGTCCCGCCCAGGTAGACCGGGATCGACTGGCACACCGCGATCTCGGCGATGAACGCGAGCACGCTCGCCGGCTTCACCTGCGACTTGTATCGGCCAGCCATGATCTCGCGCACGCCGGCCTCGATGATCACGCAGCGGAACCGCACCGCGCGCATCCGGTCGAGCTCGCGGTAGAACCGACCACGCGACCGCATCACCGTGCCCACCCAGTCGTCGAGCGACTTCCGCTCGATCGCGACCGAGTGCTCGAGGCCGGGCAGCGAGTAGTCGCCCGTCGCAAGGGTCGCCGGCGACACCGTGATCCCCTGACCCTCGAAGGTCCACGGGACTTGTTCCCGCGTGTCGCGCAGCACCAGCATTGCAACACTTTACGAAGAGGCCCCCGCACGCCACAAGGACGAACGGGGGCCAGGGCTTCGACTCCCTTCCCAGGAGCCGAGATCCTAGAACGGCACCTCGTCGTCGGGAACCTCCAGCGGGCCAGCCGTCGGGGGCTGCTCGACAGGGGCCGGTGCCGCCGGTGCAGGAGACGCCGCAGGAGCCGCCGTAGCGGGCGGGCCGCCCCACGCGGGGGGTTGAGTGGATCCAGGGGCCGCAGGGGCAGAGGGCGCAGCAGGGGCCGCAGGAGCGGCAGGTGCGGCGGGGGCCGGGGGTGCCGGTGCAGCAGGGGCCGCCGGAGCCGCTTCAGGAGCTGCAGCGGGGGCCGCAGCCTGGGCGACGGGGTTCGCCGGCGGTGCAGGCGCAGCCGGGCCGGTGCCCGGTGCCGGAGCCGTCAGCGCCCGCGTCTTCGCGCCGTGCTTCGCGCGCAGCGTGTCGAGCAGGCCACGGTCGACCGGGGCGAACGAGCCGCGCGCCTTGGGCTCGTCGGCGTTCGGGTTCACCCAGTCGCACCGCCACTTCATCTTGCCCTCGTAGTCTTCGCCGCCGACGTCGCCGAGGACGAACACGGAGGGGGGCGGGCCGTCGATCGCGTCGAAGTCCCCGTTCCACAGCCCGCAGTCGTTCAGGCGCTTGACGGTCTTCTCGGACAGGACCGGCTCGGCCCCTTCGATCACGTTGCCCTTCTTGTCCTTCGCCTTGACGATGATCCAGGCGCGGTGCTCGGTGTACCAGCCGGGCGCGTACTCCTCGCTCCAGCCGGCCTCCTTCCCGTGCCACTTGCGGTTGACGCCGAAGCGGATCGCCAGGGCGACGCTTCCGCTGTCGTACTTCTCAAGGGTCCAGCTCAGGGGGAACAGGCGGAAGGTGCCTTCTTCTTCGACGAGCACCTGCGTGTAGTCTTCTAGGTTCATAGCGTTCTCGGTTCGGGGATCAGATGATGGAAAGCTCGGTCCACAGCGAACCGGGTGCTTCGAGGGTGAAAGGTTGGATCAGCTGCTTCGTGCGCGACTTCGCGATGTGCGTCGGCAGCTGTTGCGTGTAGGCCGTGCGCGTTCCCGCGCCGCTCGCCTTGCCTTCGGTCACGGCGATGTCGTACCCGATGAACACCAGATGCTCGAGCCAGTTCGTGACCAGCTTCGCGATGTTCGCCTTCCCGCGCTTGTCGCCGGCGTACAGCAGCGGACGCCACGCGAGGAAGTCCTCGCCGTCGGGGTTCGGCACCTCGCTCGCGATGTCGTGCATGATCAGCGCGACGTTGAAGCCTTGATCGGCCACGCGGTCGAGGTCGGCCAGCAGGGCGACGAACTCGTCGTACACGAACTGCCAGCCCTTGTTGTAGCCGAAGCCCTCGATCGAATCGACGCGCTTCCCCTTCTCGGTCAGCCGCCACTCGATCACGTGTTCCTTCGCGAGCTCTTCCGCGACCGTCGCGGTGTCGATCACCAGGGAGCGCGCGCCGTCGGGCGGGGCCTCGCTGAACGTGCGCACCTTGCCGCGCAGCTCCGACCACTCGTGCACCAGGTCGCGCGTCGCGGCGATCTTCTTCGTCGAGCGTTCGAGGTCGAGGAACACCGGGGCGGGCAGCCACGCGGCGGCGGTCGACTTGCCGACGCCCGACGGGCCATAGATCCCGATCCGGTCGCCGCCTTGGATCACGCCGCTCGTGAGCTGCAACGGCACAGCGTCGGGGATTGTCGCCTTCGGGCTGCGCAGCGGTGCGGCAGCCTTGGGCACGGGAGGGGCGGGGGGTGCCTTGGTCATTCGGTGAACTCCTGAAGCTCGGGGTGCAGGACGTCGCGGCGAGCGAAGCCCTCGGGGGTGGTCCCAGCCTGCGGGTACTCGCCGTTCGAGCACAGGCCGAAGAAGTCGCACGTGCCGAAGGTGGCACACGCGTCAGGGTTGCGCGGCCACGTGGGCAGCGTGCTCTTGAGGTGCGACCACTTCGCGACCGTCTCGATCATCGAGATCGTCAGCGCCGTGTCGTTCTCCGACAGGTCGAGGTCGAGCGTCGTGCGCGGGACCATCTTCCGGGCAAAGTACCAGTCGGGCCGGTCGCCGATGTCGGCGGTCAGGCGCGCGCCGTAGAACGACAGCGACTCGCGACCGTCAGCCAGCACGGCCTCGACTTCCTGCTCGTCGAACGTCTCGCCGAAGTACGTCGCACTCCCGCCGGTCGTCAGCTCGGCGCGCAGCCTGGTCATGTCCTTCTTCACGATCGACTTCACGCGGATCGTCGGCTTCCGCACGACGTCGTAGAGCGTGAACGCCGGCGCGGTTCCGGTCAGCGCCTTGAACGCGTTCGCGTAGATCGACACCTGCGAGCCCATGCGCTGCCGCTGCCAGAACGTCGAGCCGTCGTCGAGGTCTTCGCTCGACGTCTTGCGCTCGAGGTTGCCGACCGCGCCGTCGATCTCGACGATGCCGTCGATCTGTCCGCGCCGGCGCTTGCCGTACTCGTCGAGGTAGTCGAACTGGTGCTCGCTCTCGACGATCTTCAGGTCGTGGTTCGCCCACTTCCAACGGTACGCGGCGAACAGCCGGCGCAGCTTCTCGTTCCACTTCGCGCCGGGTGCGTGTTCGCGGATCACCTGGTACGCGGCGAGGTCGCACGCGGGATCGCCGCGCACCTGAAACGGGTCGGGCGGGTGGATCGCCTGCGCCTTCTTGCTCGCGGCGTCGTGTGCCTTGTGCCAAGTCGTGCCAACCTGCAGCACCTCGCGGTCGTCGCCTGCGCGTTCCAGCTGTTGCCGGTAGCGCAGATCGAACTCGCGAGGGCAGCGGCGGAAGCACGACAGACAGCTGTTCGTGTAGCTCTCGATCGTCATACCTTCGTCCTGCATTCGGGTCCTATCCCGAGTCGAATCGACTCCGGGTGTGTCAGCTTGCGGTTGCACCGGACGCACCGGCCTTCGAGCAGCAGCGTGTAGCCGTCGCCGATCCAGTAGCTCGACCCACGGCGCACGTCGTTGACGAACAGCCCCTCGTCGCGGTGCTCGATCTTCTGCTCGCCGCCGGTCTCCCACGTGGGCAGCAGCTCGAGACCGTCAGCGCCGAACGCGTAGCCGCGCAGCGCGAGGTCTGTCCAGATCGCGAGCTTCTGCTCGACGCGGCTCCACTTCTCGCCCCAGTGCGAACCGTCGATCGGGAACTCGCGGGGGTCGCGGTCCATCGAGCAGAACCGTTTCCACACAGCCGCATAGGGCCGGGGCTCTTCGTTCCAGAACGCAACGCCCTTCCAGTCGGTTTCGTTGCTCGGTCCCTGCAGCAGCGCGACGATGCGCTTCCCTGCGAGGTCGCCCTTCTTCGCGGTGTAGAGCTTCACCGTGAAGTGCCCGTGCGTCGGGTGGGCTATCGTGTACGCGCCATTGTGCAGGCGCGGTGCCTGGTCTTCGTTCATCATTCTGTCAGCCCCTGATCGTGTTTCGGGGTCGCGGCCAGTGCGGCCACGTCGGGGGGAAGCGTACCACCGATTCGCAGAAAAGCCAAGTACCTACGAAAGAAGCCCCCCAGGCACTACACCTGGGGGGCTTGGCGGTGGGGGGCCGCTAGGGGTTGGGGTCAGCCTGCGGCGAGGGCCAGCGCGGCGAAGCGCAGACCACCCAGGAGCAGGCCGCGCCATTCGATGCCGGCGGCGTCGGCCCCGTCACCGATCTCGAGCGCACCCTTCAGCGCGAGGTTGTCGCGCGCTGCGATCAGGAACTCGTCGAGCCCTGGTTCGTTGTTCTCCATGATGACCGCCGCGCGCTCGGCACGTTCGGCAGCATAGGCGGCCATCTCCTCGCGTGACTCTTCGGCCAGGTCGCCCAGTCGGGTGCCGGCCTCCTCGAGCATCGTCGCGAACTCTTCTTTGACGTTCATAGGTCTGTCCCCTGCAGCGACGTGATCGTCGCGGTGAAGTTGGCGACCCGTTCCAACAGTTCGGCGGCGACGGTCGGGCCGATGACTCCGTCGCCTAGCTTGGCCGTGACTCCACGCTCGGCCCAGGGCTTCATCACGGTGCCCCACGGGACAGCGCGAAGCGCAGCGGCGTCTTCAGCGGCGAGCGCGTCGCCGAGCTGGTCGGCTGCAGCGAACAGGCCGTCGGCTGCAGGCTGCATCAGGTCGCCCTCCGACAGCCCGTCGTTCACGCCGGCGTCGTAGTCGGTGCGCGTGCCGGGCCATGCGAGCACAGCCGCCGGCCATTGCGCGGTCTGCTTCACTTCGTCGACGGCGTCTTGCGACGGGCCGAGGCACGCGGGGGTCGTGAACATCAACGCGACAAGCGCGACGACTGTCGCGAGCGCGGCGAGGGGCTGCAGGTTCTTCATGCTTCCTTCGGGGGTTTCGGGTTAGCTGCGGCGGCCTCGGCCTTCGCGCGTTCTTTGCCGATGTCAGCCACGCCTTGCATCGTCACGAAGCCCATCAGCGGGCCGACGACGAGCGCGATCTGCTCGGTCGTGAACCCCTCACGGATCCCCAGGAAGGAGATCAGCGCGGCTAGGGCCGACGCGAGGAACTTCTTCGAGTGGAGAATCGGGGGAGTTTCCATCCCTTCTCTTTACCGACGCACACCGCCGTGATCAAGAGGGAAGTCGCAACCAGTCCCACGACCGGCCACATCCAGCCGAAAACCCACACGCACACCCAAAAGCCAACCGTCGGCACGATCGTGACCATGCACGCGCCGACCAGGTCCCCGTCGTCTGCAGAGCCGACGCGGACGGTGTTCTCTCGTTCAGGGGTGGGCCAGGGGTTCAAACCGTCGTCGGGCGGTGTCGGGTGCGCGATCATCGGGAGCTTTCGAGTAGAGCGAGGGTCGCCTCGCGGGTCAACGGTGCGCCGGCCATGCGCTTGCGGTCGGCCTTCCTGCGCTCCTGCTGGCGGTCAGCGGCTCGCAGACGTGGTGCCAGCTCGGAGCCAGGACCACGCGCACCGGCACCCCCAGCGATGAACACCGGGCACGACGGAGCGAGGTAGCGTACCCCGATGCGTGCCTCGATGCGGTCCCGAACCGCTTTTGCGTCATTCAACCCCGCGCCAGGTAGCAGCACGGCGAACTCGTCGCCGCCGGTGCGGTACACCTCGGCCTCGCCGGCGCGGACGGTGGCCGCGATCTCGACCAGCACCTCGTCGGCCCCCACGTGCCCCAGGAGGTCGTTCGCGGCCTTCAGGTTCGCGAGGTCGAGCAGGACGAACGCGAACCGCGTCTGCCGCAGCTCGTCGAGCCGTTCGAGCCACCGGCGCTTGTTCCAGCAGCCCGTCAGGGCGTCGGTGCGGGATTCGAGCCGTGAACGGGCCAGGGAGCGCCGTAGGCGGCGCAGTTCCACGAAGGCGATGCCCAGGGTGGGCAGGGCCACGGAGGCGAGTAGAGCGTACATGGGGCGCTCTTCGACAGATCGCCCTCGTGGGCTTGAGCCCTAGTCGGAGAATCCGGGGAACAGCTCGTGGGGGTCCTGGGGGTCCGCCGGCGGGTCGAGCGTCGCGTACGGCTTCGGGACGCGCGACAGCCGGCGCTCGTCGCCGTCGTGCATCGACGGCACCGGGATGCGGCGCGTCAGCTGCAGCTCGAACGCGACCGCCGGCATCTTCACCGGCGGCGAACCACCGGGCACCGGGCGCTCGTTCACTTCCACGACGTCGGTCGTGTGCGCGCCGCCGTGCAGCTCGCGGGCGATGATGTCGACCGGGCGGGGGAACTCGCCGGCGTCGTTCAGCCACAGCACCAGCTCGAGCGGGGCGAAGCTCACGTACCCCTCGGCGAACACGTGCAGCGGGTCGCGATACCACGCGCCGTCGCGTCCACGCACGTACAGGTTCACCGGCGGGCCTCGCACAGCATCGCGCGGAGCGCCAGGAGTCGACGCACCTCGGCGTTGTGCTTCGCTCGTCGCAGCGCCTCGTCGCGCGGCGTGTCGCAGAACACCGGCACCTCAGTCCCCTTCGGGTAGGTCGGTCTCGTCTTCCTCTTCGTGAACCACTTCAACATAGGGCAGGCTCGCTATCAGCAGGGCCGCGACAGGATGCCCCGGCACGGGTTGCCCGCCGAAGCGGTGCAGGTTGTCGAACGCGGCGCACTCGGGATGCGTTCCGCTGCACGTCGCGCCGGGCTCGTGCTGCGCCCCGCAGCCGGGGCCGCCGAGCAGGTGCGTGCAGGGCGTGTACCCGTGCTCGCGCTCGAAGTCAGTCAGCGGGCGCATCGTCGTCGCGCTCCAGCTTGCGGATCGTCGACTGCAGCGCGCCGAGGTCGGCGGCAGAGTCGAGGCGCGCGGTACGCGTTCCGACGTAGCCCAGCAGGATGTAGGCCCAGCCGGGCGCGTCGTACCACTTCAGGCCGAGCAGGCAGACCGCCATCACGGCGAGCTCGCCCGCCATGCGAAAGCGCCAGGGGAGAACCGGGGGCCGCCGCTCACTCATGCGAGCACCGCACCAGCTTTTGACTCGGGCCGGTTTGCTTTACGTGCCACGCGACGCCGTCGGCGTCGATGTACGCGGGAGCACCAGAGGCGCAGGGGATCGCTCGACCGATCGCGACGTCGGTCACGCCGTAGCCTTCATGGGCTTCGGGACCGACGCACGCGCACAGGAGCAGAACGGGCAGGAGGATCTTCATACGTGAAGCCTGCCCGACGTTCACCGAAAACGCAAGTCGCAACAGAAAAGGGCGGCCACCAGCTTGCGCCAGCGACCGCCCCTCGCTTCAGGAGAATCGTCTGAAGGCTACCGCATCGCGGGGAGGGCGGCGCGAATAACCGGGGAAGCCGTCGCCGTACCAGGTGCGCCGCCGAGCCGTTCCATGTCGTACGGCAGCGCCTTGCCGGGGTTCGCCGGATCCCACGTGCGGATGTCGAGCAGGCGCAGCGCGTCCTCGGTCTCCTGCCCGTAGATCGTCGTCGAGCCCAGCAGGATGCCGTTCGTCGCCATGTTCCACGCGGAGTCGATCGACACCTCGGCGTTCGTCGAGTCGATCTCGTTCCCAGGGTACAGGTGCAGAGCCTCGGATGCCGAGAACGACACCGCGCCGCGCTTCGACCGAACCGTCTGCCCGCCCACGACCGTGTCGCCGTTGCCGAACGTGTTCCGGTACACGTGCACGTTCCTGATCGGGTGGCCGGCTTCGTTCAGCCAGTTGCGCTCGGGGCCTTGGCCGGAGATCACGAGGCACGCGTATCGCGCGTGCTCGATCACGTTGCCGAAGACGTACACGTCGGACTCGGGTCCGACCCACGACGTCAGGCACCCGCCGCCGTCCTCGGTCGACGGGCTCGTGCCGTGCGTCCAGCCGTAGCCGTCGGCGAAGTTGTAGGCGATCACGATCGGCGAACGCGGGCGCGGGTTCGGGTAGCTGCCATCGGGCTGCGGGCGAATCTGGAAGCCCGTCCGGTTGCCGCCCAGCAGGTTGTTCTCGACGATCCACGTGCCGCCGCCGGCTGCAGGATCACCGACGCAGCTCTTCAGGTATGCGGAGTGCTCGCGCACGAGCGTGCCGGGGTCCGTGGGCTTCTCGCCCCTGAACTGGTGCCGACGCCACACGAGCCGGTGCCACTTGTCGATGTGCATCGCGCTCGCGTGGTTCTGCACCTGGCCGGTCTCCGCGTCCACGTACGGCAGCCACCAGCACCCGTCGATGAACACGTCGCCCGCTCCGCTGTTCGCGCGGATGATGAACGAATCGCTGCCGCCGCGCAGTCCGATGTTGAACGCGCCGACATACTCGGCATAGCCGTACGCGGTCGTCCAGCCGAGGTTCACCTCGCACTCGTCATCGAGCCCGACGAACTCGACCTTGAGGTCGCGCGCCCACTCGCCGTTCTCGTCGCGCACGGTGATCGAGTGACCGCTGTCACCGTTCCACAGGCCGCCGACGAACGCGCGCCCGAGCGTGTCCCACACGCCGATCGTCACGACGTCGTCGCCGGCTGCACGGCTGGCGCGGAACGCGTCCTTCGGCGTGCTCACCGTGCCGAGGCCACCCGTCGAGGTCCAGACGCCTTCGGCCACGGTCCAGTCGCAGTCGGCGATCGTCGGCACGCGGTACGTCGGGATCGGCGGCGCGTCGAACGGCAGGGCCTCGGGCCATGCGTCACCGACAGGGGGGTCGACCGGGGGATCGACAGGCGGGTCGACAGGCGGGTCGACGGGCGGGTCGAC